CGAGCATGATAAGTGGTCCCAACGCTGTTCTTACGTGTGCAGGGTAACACGGGTGATTTTGGACGCCGTCTTCACCAACGGCAGGTCTTTGGCTATCGCCGGAGTCTGCTGTCAGGCAGATCCTCGCGCAATGGAACGGGATTGACATTGGTCATGAATTGTGTGATTGAACCTACAAAGCCTGAGGGGTTGTCACACTCTTCGGGAACAAATACTTCAACTTCGCGAACGTACTTCCAATAATAATCTTCCCAAGTACTTGGCACGTTTGCTACTAACTGAGTTAAGTCATAATTAGTGACGTTACTCAGGTTGTCGAAGAATCTTTCGATATTTATTTGTTGCTCGACCGTCACGCCATACAACTTTGCAACAAGCAGACGAGTATTCATCGGTGGTTTGATCCACTTGATGTTTTTCTCGTCACGCAACGCCGCAATGAGTTGATCGCGCTCCCACTCGCTAAAGCGCCCTCTCTCGGTGATGAAGTGTCTCACGTCGATTGACCGTGTGACCCTCAGTCCGTACCACGCAAGAGAGGAGATGATTGGGCATCCAGGATACTGATGTGCAAGTGATAGCGACTTGCAACGCATTAGCATTTTAAGGGTGTTTGCGCTTGACCGCACATACGTCATGTTAAACCACCCAAAACTCACTAATACGTCCAGTGGATTAGTCACGTTCAAACAATCTTCACGATCGAATACTAACCCACAGAATGACATTTCTTCAATTGTATTCACGTGCTCTACTTTACAATTGAGTCCAAGTTCGGCAAAGTCTTCCGCCTTGGGTCTGGGACCTGTCATTCGTGCAGCGGAGTCATCTCCCTCCACCACAACCTTGATGTTTGTACACCCCTTTTTCTTGGCCAAGAACAGTATGACCATCAAATTTGTAAATCCATTACCTAAGGAAGTGTTCATCTCACCAGACATTCTTGTGCACGGCACCTTCACTGTGAAATCTTTATACTGACAGACATTGTCTCCTGTCAGCGCCTCTTTTACTAGGTCCAACCAATACTGCCCCTCGGGAAGGTGCTTCACCATATGAGCATACATCACAAACTCACAGCTCTCCATGAGCTCAGCTGTGAATAAGGACTCGAAGGCAGTATAATCCGCGGCAAAATACTCAGCACCCTCGACATGTAGCAACTCCAAAATGTACCTCGGTCTATCAGCAATTGGTATCTTCTTGATGAAAGCCTCGTACTTAAAGACTACCTTCTCTATCAACCGAAAGATTGGACCCACAACTGTCTTAAACTCGTCAGAACGACTGTTAATCGTCCTGGCGTGCTTGTAACTGTCATAGGTCTCGTCCTTGATGAAAGATTTGCAGACAAAGTACTTCTTGGAAGGGTCACGAATGTCGGACATCTCTTCATTAACACGGAGCAGCTCGGCCTTTCTGGTCTTAGTGTAGTTACACGTATCCAGCCATGCCTGAACTGATGTGTCAGAATTGACGTCTAAGGGTACTAAATTTGTTTCACACCATTCTGTCACGAATTGTTTGAACTCGGCTAGTAAGGCCTTGTTTGGGGTAGGGGGAGCTGAGACATACCTCTTTTGCGCCCCAGAAATAGCAGTACGCACACACCCTGAATCAACATGCGGTGGTGCGGCACCATAAGCATTACCGTATCCAACAGCCATTGGACGACGGCTCATGTGCGGCCGCATGGTCCGTACCTTGACCTGCGCGTGGTTTTTGATTG